CGGGATGATATTCCAGTTATCAGATGGGTTAATATCGTTGTAAAAAAGGCTGAAGACAGATGCAAAGGTTTCAGATAATTCCAACCTATCGGCGGCGGTGTTATCATTAAATTCTTTGATCGCCTCCTTTTTTTCGCTACCATTACTCAATCCGGAAGTTTTATCGGAGTTGATCAATTCTTTCGGTATCGAAAATCCTTTGATGATCCTGGACTCAACCGATTGCTCTGTGCTTTCAAAAAGCTTGTCGTTATTTTGGATAGAATAAGGCTTGAATTCTGGTTTAGAATTTTCGTCCTCATATTCGATCACGATAATCTTCTGCGAACTTTTTGTCCCTTGAAAAGCACCCAGATCCTGCTCCAACTGCGATGGGGTATTGTAATAATGCTGCTCGTCGCTGTCGGGTTTGGTATTGTCCGCCTCTTCTCTGCGACTTTGCATAAACAGCATTGTCGAAGGCAAAAATCCGGTTGAAACTTCGCGGTTATTAAAGATTTTGATGCCTGCTTCGGTTTCAAAATCTTCCCAAACGCTGTCGGCTTCAATTAAAGGGTAATCGTTTATCTCGGGATTAAAATAAAGCAATTGGCCTTTGTATTTTTCCCAGCCACCAGCATCAATTACCTGTTGTTTTATCGTTTCAGGATCAGGATTATAAGCATCCAAAAAAGTGATCTTATTGCGCATGATGTTTTTCCAGGTCTTACGCCCCCAATCTGAATAGATACCGAATTTTCCGGTTGTATCTTCGCAATCGGTATCACCCATGCGGATATCCTCGAACTTGATGTAATTAACCGACGCAATCTTAAAGTTCGCGTTGTAATTTACATGCATGCCGAAGCCAGTGAATAGTGCCTTATCGGTAGCGATAGCTTTCAATAATTTGGCTAGTGTTAAGCCATTTTGGTTGATAATTTGTTTGCCCAGATCCGGTTGTTCGAAACCGTTACCGGCGATAAATTTCGCCCGTTTATTCCAGCAATCTTTTGCCGTTGGCGAGCCTGCTACCAACTCCAGCATCCGCTGCGGATAGGCATTATCCATATCATAATTTAGGATGCCGAAGGTTTGATTAGGCCTTACTAAAATTCTGCGTTCAATTTGTGGTAAATAGGTCTTCATTGTTCCCCCCAACCCCCTGAAGGGGGAGTTAATAATTCAACTGATTGGTTTGGCTGAATATGATTATTATTTGATGTTGATATTTCTTCTTGCATTGCTGAATTTAGAGATTCAAATAATGAGGCGATATGCGGGTATTTCTCCAAATACCATTCTGCTTCGGCATCGCTTAGGTTATCATTATGATGTACCGCAGCTGAGCCGGGGGCAAACTGGTGCCTGCCGGGCTTTAAAATGTATTTCTTGCTTTTCATTGAGTCATTAGTCATTAGGTCATTGGTTTTGTTTGTTTTTGATAAGGTCATTAGCCAAGGGATTGACTAATGACCAATGACTAATGATTAGTCTGTTGCTAACAAGGTTTCAATTGCCGCAATGGTGCTGGCAAAAGTTGCTGTTCCGCTGGTTGGTGCGATAGATACAGCACGCGGTGGGTATGGCTCCTTTAATTTATCAGGATTGGTTAGTTTTAGTTTGTAGCCACCATCCACGGTGTCATCAGCAGCACTGCGTTCCGCGTCGGTTAATATTAAGCCGTTTACCGCGCCGAACAATTCAATTGCTGAATCGCTTGAATTGTAATTGTTTACCGTGATAGCGCAAACACGACCGTAGCCCATTGCCTGCAATTGTGTTTTAATATCAACAGATAAGCCGGCAACGTTAAAATCGATCTCCTCGGTATAACGAGGCCCAACAGATGTTTTTGCCAGTTTAGATGTTGTGTTAAAACTGTTGTTAGTCCCTTGGTACTGATAGATTTTAGCGCCTGTTACCGGCGTAAGGCCAGTTACGATCAGTGGATTAGTTGTATCAAAAGTAAGGGTGAAATCATCCTGGTTAAAGATATAGATCACATCCTCGATACCCGCCGTAACGGGATTGTCGGCTCCCATCATGAAGCCTGCATTTATTTCGTTGTAGATTGACATTTGTTTTTTAGTATTTAGTAGCTAGTATCAAGTAGCTAGTATTTTGATTTTGAATTTGAGATAGCATCAAGCAGCAGAACATATCTTGCTACTTGATACTATGTACTTGCTACTGCTTACGCTGACAGATAAAATATCTCGTTAGCGAATTTGAAGTTTACGGCGGCTTTCATGCGGGCCTTCATGCGTACAACGTTATCGTTGGTGTAAGGCTTCATGTAAACAGTTGATAGTTCGGATTCATCGCCTAACAGATCTACGCCTAAGAACAAGTTTGATGAACGCGCACCTAAAATGGTGTTGGCCTGCCAGTGGTTCATTAATTGCAATGGCATACCTAAATAGTCCATTTGTTTGGCATCGGTAAAAGCATTTAACACGTTTACCGCCTTGTTGGCCTGAGCCTGAGCATAAGCGTAACCAACGTGCAATGGAATCTGCAGGTTAAAGTCATCCTGACTACGATCGGCCGGATCAAGCTGCGAATAAACTCCGCTTAATACGCCTAACACATTGCTCGCGTTGATATAGCTAACAGTAGCAGCAGTTGATGTGCCGGTGAAAGTTGCTGGTAAGCGAGTGTTAATCTCGTTATAATTACGAACTAGTTTAAAGCTTGTTGAACTGGCAATCTGGATAAAGTACGACTGGCCTTGTATGCTCATGCCTGGTGTGCCGTTTGTGGTATCATTGCTGGTGCCAGTTACTTCGGTAATGGTTACCACGTCGCCATCGGATAAGGTAGAAGTGTCATCCACGGTTACCAAACCTGTAGCATCTATTGCGGTTGCTTCCATAGAAGTTGGCGATTTTGATAAGCCTACTTTGTAAACGCCCGATGCTGCTGAGATGGATGGCAATAAGCCTGTGAATCCTGCTGAGAATGCCGCTTCTTTTGTGGCGGATTTGCCTAACCAGTACAAACGCTCGTTGGCTATTTGTATTTTAGTTAGATAACGCTGAACCATAAAGTCCGACAGGTCGACTACGCCTTCGTAATCCATAAAAGCGCCGGGTTTAAGGCTTTGGGCTTCCCATGATTGTACGAGTTTGTCCCATTGTTCCTGTTTCATAAATTCGTAAACTACCGGGTCCAGGTAGCTTTCGTTTTGCAGGGCGGTTGTGCCCTGATCGGCAAATATGCCTGATGGGTCCTGCAGCACCACGTCGTCGTCAACATCAAGTATTACCTTGCGCGATTTTACGTCGTTGATAACTGTTAGCAGGCCGCGCTTAACCGAATCGGCTTCGAGCAGCGTGCTGGCCATGAACCCAGCCAGCGCTTCGCCGGCATAGGTGTTGTTTGTAAATGTAAATTGAGCCATGTATTTGGGTTGGTTGCCCCCCAGCCCCCTAAAGGGGGAGCATTTAACTTGATTTATATTATAGGGATTAGATTTATTGTATTAGATGGGTGTTATTCCCCCTTTAGGGGGTTAGGGGGCAATTGCTTTTTTAACTGCGTTTTTTGCCAGGGTACTGGTTGGGGCGAAGAATGGGGCTGCCTCGGTTTTGGCTTTGTTGCTGCGTTTTGATCCTTCGGGCGTAAAGTTGGAGCGGATCTCATTTTTTACTTCTTCGCGGGTTTTGCTCAGGCGGTCATTAGCTACTTTTAGGGCGGCTTGCGCTTCGTTTAATAAGGCATTTTGCGCATGTAATTTTGCTTTGATGGATTGGATTTTGTTTTGCACATCGCCAGCTTTGCCTTTCTTAAATTTATCCGACGGTGCATCGTCGTCATCATCTTCAAAAGTATCCGGATCAGGATCCGCATCCGGGTCGGATAGGGGCGGGGTAACTTTCTGTACCGTTCCACCTTTAACCGCAATCTTGCTGCCTGTAGCTGTGGTGTAAGTGTCGGGCGCTGCTGGTGTGGTCATGTCGGCATCTTCGTACACATCGGTTCCTTCGTCCATTGCGCCGGCGTGGTGCAGCGTGCCTTTGTCGGTAATGATTTGTTTGTTTACTACCTTCTTAAAGTAGTTCATAATCTTATCCAAAACCGATGAGGTTTTCTCGATAAGTTCTCTGTTCTCCATGTT